TTCAGAATGTGCAAAGGACACGATGCTGACTGCTCTTGCGCTTCAAGGCTTGCTGATCGCGCCCTCACCTGGTTCCACGAACGGGAGAAGAGGAAATGAAGGAACGCCCCATCTTATTCAGCGCCCCAATGGTCCGAGCCATCCTCGAAGGACGGAAGACGCAGACGCGGAGGGTTGTAAAAATATCGAATCCAGAAAATGCCATGCGGGTCGAGTTCTCATCGACGGATTTTGGCGTTTACCGATTTGACCTTTATTTTCCAACGCACGTCCGAAGCGAGACTTTTCCATGCCCCTACGGCCAACCCGGAGATCGGCTTTGGGTGAGGGAGACTTGGCGTGACGGAATTTACGATGGTCCAATTTACCGTGCGGATGCTTGCAAAGTCACCGATGAACAGCTTGAAGGGACTTGGAAGCCTTCAATTTTCATGCCCCGCTGGGCCTCCCGCATCACGCTCGAAATAACCGACGTGCGTGTGGAGAGGTTGCAGGAGATCAGCGAAGAAGACGCAAAGGCGGAGGGGGTTCTCCGCTCTGGGCAAACCTTCAGACAAAGTTTCAATGATCTATGGGGAACCATCCACGCCGCCGACGGCCCCAACGGATGGAGCGCTGATCCTTGGGTTTGGGTAATCGAATTTAAACAAATCGCACACACACGGGAGAAGAAGGGATGAGTGAGCACCTTAAAAAGGAAGTCATTCAAAACTACGAAGCTTACGGATGCGTCAAATGCCAGCGATGGCACTATGACGATGAAGACGTTTACTACGAGCATATCTGGAATCAATCCAAGCATGGAATAAGGACAGTATCGAGGGAAGAGAGGTTTATCAATTTTCTTTCGGATATGCGCGATGAGCTATCAAAGTAAAAGAGACGACCTATCCAATTTCAAGGCCCGTGGAGGTGATAAGGGTAAGACCATAAACCTCCAAACTCCTCAGTTCTGCGATGAGTGCCGGAACGAAACAAGAACGAAGGTTTATCTGGACCATTACGGATTCGGAAGTCATTTAAAGGTCTGCATTATTTGTGAGATTCCAAGATGACCGCGCACACCACGCATGGAAAGGAGAGGGGAATAGATGGCTAGGAAATACGAGCTTAAGAGTGAATATTGCCCTCCTATAGATACATGCCGGGTTATTCAGGTGATTGAGACCTGTACGGAAAGGCGTGGCTCTGGAGTGGAAGGTGACCCAATTCGTGTTGTAACGACATACTGGACTTTAGACGGCAAGTTTATATGTGAAATTGATCCGTGCATGAAAAAGAATGATCGCGCGCACTCAAAGGAGAGGGGATGAGACCTTTAAAGGTTAGAGCTTGGAACAACGGAAAGATGCTTTATCCGGATGGAATTTTTTTTAATCCGGTAAAACCATCGCATATTCGCCTTTATTTTGGAAATCCAGAACCAGGCGTTGAATATCGAAGTGCCCCATACAACTTAAATGAACCCACAATTATCATGCAATTCACCGGCCTCCACGACAAGAACGGTAAGGAAATCTACGAAGGGGATATTCTTGGGTGCGGTGGGAAGAAGCCCTACGAATACATCCATGAAGTAAAACTGATCGTGAATGACTCGAATATCCGTTACGACTACGGTTACTCACACGAGCACAACTTCCCGGCACCGCATTGGGTAGAAATCATCGGGAATATTCACGAAAACCCAGAACTTCTCGCGCACCCAACCCCAAAGGAGCGGAGATGAGTAACGCTGACCTTTGCTTGGAGTGCGGCCAGGCAACGATTTCAACCGGAGGCATTGGCTGTATCTGCAACAAGGTTGAATGTTCTTGTGGGGCATTGGTTGATAAGGTTTCGGGGCTTTGTACGAAATGCTGGAATACAAAGGAGCGGAGATGACGACATGCACTAAATGTGGAAGCTCAGATGACTTCCTCCATACTTGCGTTAAATGTAAGCCGAATATTTACGATGAGCTTGCCGCCCTGAGGGAGGAGTGCGCGAGGTTGAAGAAGGCCAATGAGCTGTATGAGAAGCAGCTCACGGACATTGGTTATGAAGCGGCGTTTCCAAAGAACATCATTTTCTACGATGACGGCACAGAGCGAGAGATTGAATGGGTTACTGGCGACGGCCCTGAATACAATAGCCCTTCTTGTTGGGTGACAACGGATAAGTCTCAGGAACTTTCAGAACTACGCGCACAGCTCGAAGCTGAGAAAGATGACAACGAAATATTGGCTCAGATTAGCGAGATTCTTGTTGGTTATCGGGAAGGAAGCCATAAAGACATTCTCGCTGGACTTAGAGAACTGAAGGAAGAAAATCAACGTCTCAACGATCTAAACCGTCAAGAAGTCTCAGAGAAAATCGAGCCATTCAAGAAAGCGTGGGAAGAAGAACTCTCCACCCACCGCGTACTCATCTCAAGGCTTACGCAGGCGTTGGAGAAGATAGCGAAGGATTACGAAGAGTCTGGTTGCATGGATTGCACGACTGGACGCGAAGCAAAGGACGCCCTCCAATCCTCGCGCACATCTCACCTACTGGAAAGAGATAAGGCTAAGGACGAAGTAATTGAAGCGGCGAGAAAGCTTATGGGAGATAAGGGGCCAGCGCATGATATTGAGTATTCGTCTGAATATTCAGCGCTTGACGACGCCCTCCACCGACTCGACGGGTGCCGGGAGGGGAAGTGAGCGCACACCCTGATTTTAAGAAGAGAGCGGAAGAAACGATGCAGGCTTACATCGACTCTCACGGAGACAAAGGAGAAATAGCCAAAGCCCTCCTCCAAGCCTATAGAGAAGGTCTTGAGTGCGCGCAAAAGATTGCTGAGAAAGAATCCAAAAGCCCATGTGAGGCGATTTGCCATTGCGCTGAGGAAGTCGCGCACACCATCCGCTCAGAATCCGCACGACTAGGATAGTCTGATGGAATCTAAAAGAAAGTATTTTAAATGTGGGTGTGGCCATGCGGTTTTAGAAATCGACCAATGGAGTGATGCCACACACCCACAAATTTATTTAGGATTTTTTGAGATCGGATTAAACAAGGACAATCGTTACGGGTGGAAGGAGCGATTAAGACACGCTTGGTATGTGATCAAAACCGGGAGAGCCTTCGCTGATTCTGTTGTCCTTGAAGTTAGCGAAGCAGAAGCTCTCGGCAAGGCTCTGCTGGAATCAACACTATCAGGAGACTCTAAATGAACTGCCCAGAGTGCAGTAAACAAATGATTGGTGTTGAGTATTGGTACGGACACCCACAACGATACGACGGAATTAGTGAGTGGTTATGCGAAGGCTGCACTATCCGCATTGGTCGGTGGTCAAAAAAGAGATTAGCGGATGGTGAGTCCGAGATTCGTTATGGGGGTGCGGCGTGAAAAAGAAATCGTTTAAGAATCTGCTAAAGAGCATCGATCAGGCGAGGGGAGGGCAGGTGAAGAAAAAGAAATGGAAAGGCTCAATCAAGCTCGACGCAACCAAGATAGGTCAAGAAGTGATTCGGATTGTACTCGAAGAGATTTTAAAGAGACCTGTGGTTATTCATAGAAGGAAAGTTAAGACGAAGGTGGGTGCGCGATGAATAAGTGGGTATTTGAAAGGATGTTTTTCGTGTTGGCGGTAGTTTACTGCGTCATTGGTGCGTTTATTTATTTTACGCACTCATGACGAAGTTCTTGGTGTGCGCGAAGTGCGGGGATCATTTGGTCGAGAACATCTTCACGAATTCTCGCGCACCCAAAGAACTCTGTGACAGGTGCTATAAAATAAAATCAGAAGAGAATATAGCGGAACTAGAGGGGTGAAGTGCTCCCATGACTATTGTAAAAGAATTGGTGAGGTTTGGGGATGTATTTATTGTGGAGAAGTTCCGGCGAGAATATGGGTTGATCGGCTCAAACCAAATAAAAAAGTGTGTGGAAAAAGGAGCTTTACTCAAGCACCTCTGGAGAATGAAATAAACATAAGGACACCCCTTGGCACTCTACATAAAAAACGACCCTCTACGGCCTTATGAACTGGCAAAGAAACAAATCGAGGAAGAAAGACGAAAGCTCGTAAGTGAAGCAGACAAAAGAAAGGTAATCGAAGATAGGATCGAGAAAGAATTGAAGTTGAGGCGTGACGAAGACGTTCAGATTTTGAAGGAAATGAAGGGCAGTAAGACGTATACGAGGCACGAAGGACAGATCAACGTCCAGAAGTTCATCATCGAAAGCGAGCTTCAGAATTTGTTCGGAGACACAACGACTTCACTTGGAGAGTAAATGCTAAACAAATTTAGATGGTTCTTGATTCGACTTCTTTTTCACCTTATTCCTAAAGAGAAAAAGCGCTAACGGTACTCAACTCCCGCCTGAGTAATAAACCTGCCTTCGGGACTTACTAATTGGATTCCAAAAGAGAAATTCCCCGAATCCTTAATATTCGCATAGAAAAATCCGTTACACCATTTCGTAGACTTGCCGTGTAGGTAAGGCGCCTGGAGCTTCGCGTAGCAGGGGACTTGAACGGCTACATGCCTTTCTTTGGCGTCTATAAACGAGAAATTGGGCGCAATCTCGGCTGAGTGGAAGTGCCCGAAGACAACGTTTCTTTGGCAGCGCATGACCGCTTGAGTGGCTGGGTGAGAGGTGCCGAACTGGTCGCCGTGGCAGAAGTAGAGCTTGCCTAGTTTGTAGAAGGCTCCGTACGGCTGCATTTCAACGCCATACTTCTTAAAGTCGCAGAGAACATCCACGGTGATCTTTTTCATTTGCGGGTACTTCTGCGAGAACTGCACCGCCCACTGCTCGTGGTTGCCTTGGACGTAAACAAATTTAGCCTTTGGCATGGCTTTTCTGAGTTGGGCAAGTTGTGCGCGGAAACACGCGGCATCAGCTTCTAACTCCATCCGAACTTGATTAAAGCCTTTGTTTTTAAAGTTCTCGTCGTTCCAGTGGGAAATACAGCCGAAGTCTACGTTGTCGCCACCGAAACCAAAAACATTTATTTTCTGGTCAACGCAATACTTGATGAGAGGTTCGAGTGGGATGTTGTGGGGACTGTGTGAATCGTAAAGCCAGACGGTTTTTATCAAAGGTCTCGGATCAGCTTTTTAATCCTTTTGAACTTATCGCGCACCTCGTGAGACTTCATTGATTCGTATATCTGATTATCCATATCGTTTAACAAATCAATGATCTCGTAGGTTTTGATGCGTTTCTTCTTCGACTCCTCTACCATGGGTGCGCTTGTCTCCAAAAGTGTCTGTACGGGGCTAGAAACGCAAGAGATTGGCATAATAGAACGTTCGTTCGATAAAGAGTGCGCCGATTAAGAAGCCTTGGACGATTTCGACATACTTCCAGTCTAGGCGGTACTCATTCTCACCGTTATTGGACCAGTAGGTGCCGAGTAGCCACCAAAGTCCTAGCACCCAAGCCCATACGCCTGACATGGCAATAAAGCAGGCGGTTTGAGCCATTCCGTAGCATGCCACGTCGTCCCAATCGCGCTCTTCCACCTCGTCGAGGTTAAAGTGGAGGATCGCACTCAGAATAACCATCTCAAACCAAAAGCCTGTCAGGAGTGCGCCGATAAGTGGTAGGACGTAACGCCTTAGCCACTTATGGCCCTTCTTAAACGGCCAAATGTCTCCTCCTCCGGCACGATATAGATAGCCAGAGATTGGAATGACTAGCCAATATTGAAGAGATTGATAAGGCTCCATGTCTTCTTTTCGTTTTGGTCGTGCGAGTCGGTTTTGTTGATGGTGCCAGCGTTGGTTTCGATACGTTCGTCAGTTGTGTGGCTTGGGCGTATCGTCTTAAGGACGCAGTACCCCAGACCCAGAATTACGGCCATACAGAACATGAGCACAATCGCCTTTGCGTACGTCCTACCGTCAACGAATCCCAGGAAGAACTTCTTCCAGCTCCAGGGTTCAGCCATTTTTGCGCTCTAGCTTGGCGATCTGAGCTTTGATAAAATCCGCAAGAAAAACTCCAACACCGAAACAAACGAATCCGAATAGAATTAGCTTCATTTTTTTATCCTTGTATGGCTTTCAGTATGTTAATGACGGCAGGGGAAATAACCGTGACAAAAACCCCCGCAATTAAAAGAAACAGAACACCGAATCGGAGATTGTCTGCATTTTCATGCTTATCCATATCCTTTCGGATGTTTTCCAACCTTAAGACTTTCTCTCGGTATGCGCGAGACTCAATGATATGAGCTTTAAATTCTTGACGATCTTCTTCAATAAATCCACGGATGTACTGAACGTCTCTAACGACTTCAGTGAGTTCTCGGACGGCGTTATCAAGTTTTCGTTCAAGATTCTCCAACTGCTTTCACTTCCTCTTTTGATTTAACGGCTACTTGGTTATTGATTACTTGTAGGTCTTGCTGCAACTTTTGAATCATTGCGAGCGTGTCGTAGGCTGCGGCTTTCAGTTCTACAACGCTCATTTCATCGAGCTTTTTAGTCATTAATCAGGGCTCCCATTTACGGTTCCGGTTAGTTTTCCGTCTGCGATAAGCTTATTTAGAACCCTCTTATGCAGAGAATTAGTCGAAAGGTTGGCTTTGTTTAGAAGCACCATAAGATCGGTTGCTTCTTGGCCCGTGTAATAAAATTCTCTGTACACACTCCCGTCACTTAACCTGATAAAAATAAGAGAACCTTCCCAATCAAACACAAGTTTCCTAACTTTGAAGAATGTTGAGGTGCGCGGGTCTACTGCGAGAGGCGTAGTTAAATCAATCTGTTCCATTTGTCTCCTTATGCCGCTGATAGAAGTCCAAAAGCTTCCATTTTTGCAAGTAAACTGTTGAACTTGGTGGTGATGTCGGCCAATGTTCCGTCTGCATCTGCAATTCCGGTTTGCTGATAAATCTTTACCACCGAACCGTCTTCCGTTCTGAAGTGAGGCGCTGCGTTACCGGCGGCTTGGTCTGCTGAATACATCTGGAATTGATCCGTGACATTTCCTGTTGGGGCAGTTCCATTCTTTATAGATAGAGTCGATGTTGCACTAGCCCCAGCCGCTGTTCCACCTCCCAAAATGAGGTTTCCGCCATTCGTTAGAACGAATTTGGTTCCAGTGCTTCCGGCGTTAGCGTAAAAACCAACCGAACCCGCAACTCCAAAAATGTCCCCACGGTTGGTGCCAAAAAACCAGTTAGCATTGGTTCCTCCACCCGTGACGAGAAACCCAGCTTCATTGCCATCGGCGGCTGTAGTGATGCAATCGAACCGCGCAGATTGCGTTGTTGAGCTAATTCTTACGGCGTTTAACACTTCTAAAAAGTAACCCGTCGTAACGGTTGATACACCCGCTCCCACTGGACCGGTGCTTATAATTCCGTAATTATTGGTTGCGCCGCTAACCGTAACATACAGTCCGATGTTCGTTGTCGAAGCCCCGGTTGTGGTGACGTATTGGCCGTAGCTTGTCCCGGTGACGTTTCCTGTGCGTTGAATGTAGACACCTGCCGCCGTGTCGGTTGTGCTATTCTGCCTGACTTCAACCTTATGGGTGGAGCCTATAACCGCTGATCCAAAAATGACGTTTCCATTCCAGTAGCCGTCTCCGGCAGCGTCCATATTGACCTTGCCAGTGCCACCAGATGTTAGGGCGAAAAGGGTAGTTGCGCTAGTTGAAGAGTTTGGGGCGTCGATTCCAAAAACAGTCTTCGCGGCATTAGCGGATTCGTCTCTCGCGCGGAAAAGGTGAACGTCCGAGGCGTTGGTAAATACGGCGAGCTTTGCGTTTAGGCCGTTAGAATCTGAGGTTGTGCCGATCTTGACGCGATCACCTGAGGCGTCAACAAGGAGAAGGGCTGCATCCGTGTCTCCTTTTGCGAGCAAGTCACTTGTTGCGCTTTGCGCGTCGTTTAGAACGAATTGCCCATTAGCAGAGTAGAAAGCAAAATTATTCGTCCCATTGGTCGCGTTGGCGACTATGGCCCTGTTATTTGTACCGGCTCCAGAAACAGTAAAAAGCCCCGCCGTATTTGTTACGCCATTTTCTGTCTGCGTTACAGTGAGAGCATCGGGGAAGGCACTTGTATTCGTCCAAATATTTACGGCTGCGGCGATTCCCTCGGACTGGTTCCCAAAGTTGAAGGTAGCCCGACCCACTGCCGGGATATTCATCCGGTAGTAGTCGTTTCCGCTTGCGTCTTCGACTAGAAGTACGTCGCCTGAACCTCTAATTGAGAGAACACCAGATGGAGTGCTGTTGTTGATTCCTATTTTGTCTGCTGAAGCATCTACGAATAAAAGATGAGTCGCGGTGTCGCCTTCTACTCGGAAATCACAAGTCGAAAGTCCAAGGTCATTAACCACGACTTGAGTATCAAACACTTGAAATGTCTCAACACCAGCAGCGCCAGGTCTGAAATAGATTGGAAGCCCTGTGCTGGTCGTAAAGAACATACCGCTTGTTCCGAATAAGGCGCTCATAAAGACTGATCCAATTGGACCGTCATAAAATTGCCAAGTAATATTTGAAGCGCCTGTTGACCCGAGCCTGAAACTCATTGTCGGGTTTGCTGCTGGTGCTGCCATCTGAATCGAGCTATAAGTTCCGTTTGGGTCCCCGTACAACTGGAACACACCACCAGCAGAACCAGCTGTTGTTCCAAAAACGAATGCCCGACCAGATGTCGGCGTCATGTTGAAATCGCCGTTTCCATTCGTTTGGAGGTCTGAATAAACCGAGCCGTCGGTGTGAGTGAGTCGGAGCTGTGGGTTGGAGGCGTCTAAGATATCCAGGCGGCGGTCTGGGCCTGTGGTTCCAATGCCAAGCCGTCCGGTACTCGTAATCCTCATCCGCTCGTTCATTGTGGAGTTGGAGGCTGTGGTGTAGAAACCCAGGTAACCCGCCCAATTAGTTCCAACGTCCTCCATTGCTCCGATAATGGCACCGAAACCGTGGGTCTGGACACCGGAGTTGCCGCTAAATTGGAGCGTCCCGCCAACCCCTGTCCCAGCCGAGTTTGTGGAGGTGATGTTCACCATTGCTAGATTCATTGAGCCGCTATTGACGTTAAAGCTGGAATTGTGCGTGGCCTCTATTTCTAAACGTGATTCCGGCGAGTTGGTTCCAATGCCGATCTTGTCTGCCGAAGCATCTAAGAAGAAAAGATTAGCGTTGAAGTCGCCCTCCATTCGCACATCACCGCTAGAGATACCAGACTCGTTAAATACGGTTACCCCGTCTCCGTAAATGACAAAGTAATCGCTTGCTCCAGTGGCATCACGAATCAGAAATGATCTATCGCTTGAATTTGTTCCTGCGTGGATTCTTGGCCCGTAGGATTGGCTGGTTGTTCCTGAAGCCGTTAGCTCAATGGTATTTTGATTGGCCGCCCCAGTTACAATTAAGCTCACAAGACCGGTCGTGGCTGGAATCTCAACGTGTGCGGCAGCAGTTGGAGCACTGCCACCAAGTTGAATGTCACCATCACTATCAACGTAGATCCTTATCGTGTTGTTAGAGATAAGCCCGAGATGATGATTTGTTGCTGCGCCAATCAGAGTGCCTGAACCGGCTGGGCCGGCGGTGAATCTACCCACAATGTCAGCGGATGAATCACGGAAGAAGAAGTCTGTTTGTCCGTCGAAAGTCGCGTAGATAGCTCTCGTAGCAGAGGAGCCGAATCCAGGAGCATCCGCGCCATTACCAATATGGAGCCTTGCTTGAAGAGTTGTGGACACCGGATTAATACCGAGAGAATTATTTGTGTCATCCCAGAAGAAGTTCGAGTTGTCTTGGGCTAAGATTCCACCGGAGCCTAAAAAGAGGACAGAGCCTTCGGTGCCATTTGTAATGGTGGCTCCTATGGCCAGCGGGGTTCCCGTGGTGGATTGTCTTACGGACATTTAGGTGACTGGATTACCCTTAAGGTCTAGGAAGCGGGGATGGATGCAGTCTACGACCTTCTCACGGATAACCGCACGCTCAACCTCTACGTCTTTAACGATGGCGTTGATGATCTGCCTATCCGTAATAACGGCGTTGATAACCGTCTGGTCTTGGATCACCGCATTAACGACGGGGATATCTTTGAGGACTGGATTAATGATTTCCTTGTCTTTAAAGATTGGTCTTTCAACTTCGACATCTTTATAGATTAATTTTTCTACTTCGACTTCTTTGGGTTTAATAACCAATTCTTCGACTATCTTGGGTGCGCGGATTTCTTTGATTCTTTGGTCGATGGCTTTGTCGAGACGAGCGATAATCACAAGCTCCATCTTGTCGAGTACTGCCGCGCACACCTTATCTGCAATCTCGTTGACGATCTTTTCAAAGCCTACCGGAACTTTGATTTCTTCGTTTACAAAGACGGGTCTTTTAATGATCTCATCTTCAAAGACGGGGGACTTTACCTTATATTCGGTCTCAATAACTTTGAGTCCAGCGACGATATTGATTTCTTTGGTCTTTCCTTCTTGAGGATTAGATTGGATCACTGATCACTCCCTTTCGTAAGTTATTGAGATTTCCGAATCCGTCGTCTCTCTGAAGCACTTAAACTGGCTCATTTGGTTCTGACCGTTTAAAACAAGGATCCCACCGTCAGGGAGCAGGTGGCCAACGGTGGCGGATGGGGTGGTTCCGTCATAGGTATAGCGGATGGCCGCACCATCATTTGTAAGAAACGCCGAGGCCGCACCACCGGAAGTATTGGAGTCCTTATACTTAGAGGGAGTTAATACCTGGACGGCATTGGTGACGGTGAGCTGCTCGAAGGCGTAACCGACATTCGGCCTTGTTTGGACGACCATTCCTGACATTGACTATTTCCTTTCTTTGAGGTAAAGTATTTCCGTCACCAGCCATGACAACTTAATCAATTTTCTGAAGGGTCGATGCCCTTACCCCGACTAACCTGGCTGGTGATGTCGGGGTTTCTTTTTGGAGAAAGAATGTCAAACATTGTGAAACTGAACTTTGGTGGTGAAGAAGTTGACGCCGAAATTATCGAAGTAAACCAATCCAGTGAAAAGTGGAACGATTATTTCTTGGATGATGGCACAACCCTTAAGGTTAAGCTGGTTGTGCAGAAAGTTTTTAGAGTGATTGGTAAATTTGACCATGAGGGTAATCCTGTGTACATTTTCTATTCAACAAATATTTCAGCAACAAATTCACCAGGGTCTCTCAAAAAGAAGTGAAGGATAACGCGCTTTCCCATGCGTGGTCATTGGAACATTTGTATTTGTTTGGATGCTCAACAGAGTGAACAGCATTTCCGTCCTCGTCCCAGTAAAACGGAACTGAGGAACCAGTTATAGTTGCAAAACCAGTTTGATAAACCTTGCTTTTTTGATTTAGCTTTACGCACTCTGGGCATCTCATAGATTTTTCCTTTGTTTAAGGTTTGTTATCTCTTTACTTAAAAAGGGGGTTACGATGAAGGTAGCTCTAACGTTGTTTGGTTTAGTCATGTTTGCAGCACCAGCGTTTGCCGATTACGAATACCGTGTGAATAAGAACGGAACGGGTTATTTCCGTGATAGCTCGAATGACGGAAATCCGTACAATAACGCGAACTATCTAGGACTAAACGACTAAACCAAGTGGCCGCTGCCCTTAACCGGGTGGCGGCTGTTTTAAGGGGGGTTGTTGATATGTTGATGCGCCTAACCATTTTACTACTTCTCATTTCAAGCCCCGCCCTCGCAGATGGTGAGAGGTTTAAGTATTACCCTAGTCCGAGCAGTGCGAGCGATGAAGTTTTGCGCTTTTTGGATTCTGAAAACGGTTTTTTTTACACCGTTTCTGGTCCGAAGGATAAATTGACTGTAATGATTTATGATATTCGGGATGGCATAGCGTTTATAAAGCCTCTTCATGCAGTAAATATTTCCTCTCAGGCTGAGTGGAATAAGCTTATTTATGGAGCGATTGCACCAAAGGAAGATTTGGATAAAATGGTGAGAATAATTAAAGAATATCAAGAACCCACAACTAAGAAAGGGGGGTAATGTGTTAAGTGGATTATTAATCATTATCGGAATAGCATTAATAGCAAGGGCATTGGGGTTTGACATAGACCTATTTAAATAGCTCGCTAATTTTTTCTGCCATACCACCACCAAGCTTAAGACCAGCTCCAACAATACTGCTTCCGGCAGCTATGCCAGCACCCTTCTTGACTATTTGTTTAATTAGCCTTCCTCTAGCCTCATCCGAAATAGCGTTCTGCTTCATCGCATCTAAAAAGCTTAAGTGGTTGTCTGCTTCGGTGGCAGCATCCTGAAGCTTCTTGTTATAGACTTCGTTCACCTTCATTACCTTCTCTGGCATATCAATTGCGAGCTTTTGAGTTTTTTTAATTAAGTCTCTCTTGGTTGCAGACGCACTATTTAGATCATCAAGAAATCCTTGTCCTGACTTTGATTTGAGCGCATTTATAAGCCTCATCTCATCCGGTTTGGCTTGACCGTTGGCGTATTTAGCGAAGAAATTAATTCCCTTAGTAGTGTCATAGGTGCCGGATTTATTGAACGGCTGGAAGATGTTATAGGCTTCGTTCTTCATCTGAAGCTCTGGCGCATACTTTTGTCTAACGGATTTTATTTTATTTGAGGCTTCACCAAGAGAGTTTGCGACCTCTTCTCTTGTAACCGTTAAAATATGTTCTCCAGAACCATACTTTGAGCCAGCCTTGCTCGTTAATATTCCTTGGAGTTCTTTGTCAACTTTGGCTAGATCGAGAGTCGGACTACCAGTTGGTACAACCGCTCTCTGCGGTCCCTGTGGAGTCATCACTACTTCGGTAGCCATTGTGGTTCCAGGAACCTGTTTCCCAACTTTTTGGTAATAATCGAAAATTTTTCTCTCCGAGACAGACCAAACCGATTCCGGCTTACTATTTAAGCCTGCCTTTTCGACAACCCTCCCAAGGGCATTGTGTAATTCTTCTGTGTCGATTTTTTGATCGGCAATAGCTTTCTGATAATCAGCTCCGAACCGCTTAGAAACATCTCGAGCTATCTCAACCCACGCTTTTCGTGCTTGGATTGTGGCCTTATCTGCTGCCTGAGGAATAACCTCTTTATCAAGAACGTCAATTTCTGATTTAATAGCGTTTTTTGCGATTTTGAACTCAATCCCAGTCTTCTTTACCTCAGCGAGTTTTGTCTGCTCAACCACTGACATAGACTGTTTATATTCATCAGCGGCTTGCTTGATCATCATGTCAATATCGGCTGAGTTTGGTTTTTTTAAACTGTTGGCCAAACCGGTGATTCGCGCACCAATAAGAACCATCGGGTCAGTCATTTGAGCGACTAATTCACCTGGGGTTCTATCAATGGAAGCGCCGCCCTCGGAATAGGTAGGTAGACCAGCTTTTGCTAATGCGGCTCTCTTAACTTCTTCTGCTAGAGTCTGTGCTGGTCCTCCGGCAAGAGTCCTCATACTCGTCGGACCCTGCTCAATGGTTCTCATGGCCCCAGTTTTGAGTATGTCTTTGGCTGCTTCTACGGGAGACTGTTTTGTTGGCTTCTCTTGATTTGTTGGTGTTTTTTCTCTTACTGTGAAAACTTCACCAGTTTTTTTATCTCTTACTTTGAATTCTGCCATTAGCTGACAATCTCGTATTTGGTTGGGTCCAGACCGAGCCTGTTCAAAACGTCCGAATTACCAGACCCATCTGGAGGCGCAATACCAGCGATTTCGTAATCAAATCCAATATCATCAAGAACGGATTTAAACGATTTATCCTTTAATAGATATTTAACCGACTCCTCATCTGCTCCAGAAAGCGCGAGTTCCATAAACTGCTTAATGGCTTCTTTTCGCTCGTTAGATGTCAGGGTCTCACTAGTAATAGCTTCTATTGCGCCCTTCTGTTCCTGCTCAGCAAGGTTTCCAGCTTCACCAGCCATCTTGATTATCTGAATAGCTTGTAAGCGTTTATTCTTTTGAAGCGCCATTAGCTTTGCGTTTGGCTTTACACCAGTCTTCGCACCAATCACGTCGAGTGTGCCCATAATTCTTTGCGAAGTCTCAGAATTAACCCCGCTATCTGGCAAAGCTTCGTCGTACTGCTTTCTGAGAGTATTTAATTTTTTTCCGAGAACAGCGAGCTTCTTGCCTGTTTCTTTTTGCTTGGTTGCAATCTCGGCCTCACCAGTAACTCGTGCTTTATCTGCGGCGGTTTGCACCTCGAGCGAAGCTTTTTGTTTTTCAACCTCAAGCGTCGGCGGGATTGTTGCAGTAACACCACCCTGTGAAACGCTGCCACCAGCCGGAAGCTGAGACTGAATCATTTCAAGCCCGCCAGGCTGAGCAAGGTTAGTAATTGACATTCCACCCCTAGCTGAATCAGCGGAGTTTTTAATTTGCTTAATAGCAAAACCAGCAAGTAATAGGCTTGGGTCTACATTGGCTTTGATTATTGCCGCCCTCTGCTTTTCATCAATAGGCACACCAGTGGCGGCCTGAATCTGATTAAAAGCCTCGTTCTTTCTTTCCAGATCGGCTTCACCCTGAATAAGATTTTTTATTTTTTGTCCGATGTCAGCTAATCCCATAAAACCTCTAGAAATTGAGAATGTTAGTTGTTGGGGGTTTGGCCATCATTGTCGCCCCGGACCCAAGGATTCCGGTTACCGCACTAATGTTTTGACCCCTACGAGTCGTTCTGTCACTTAGCTGCTGGCCGAAGATACCAGCATTGGTATTAAAAATTGATGCGTTAAAATTATTCAGTGCTGATTGATAATTAAACACTGAATCGGGACTGACATTATTCACCAGCTGGCCTACACCAGAAGTTCCATTTACGGTGGGCATCTGTCCTATAGGAACTCTTCCAGCCGTTGAGAGGGCAACATTTAATCTGCGATCCTTAAGGCTCTGCTTTAGCTGTTGAAGTTGGATTGACTCATCTATTGAACCAAGAGGCGAAATAGCTCCTAAGCCTCTCTGAGATTGCCCGGCCCTTATTTGTTGAAGCAGTCCCGGTGCTAGCGCGTTGTATTCTTGTTCGTCGTTACCGTTTAAGTAAGTGGCTAATGTCTTTTGTGCGCCAGCCAGTTCTGGTGAGAGCGAGCGCTCAACATCTGCAAAAGCCGGGCCGTAGGTCTGCTGAAGTTTGAGTGCTGCCTCTGCAAATTTTGGGCCATATTCTTGTAGCGACTCAAGCTGCTGCTGTGAGAAACCGGGTCCGTACTGCTCCTGAGCAGCGAGAATCTTTGGCAGGGCATCGATCTGTGCTTGGATGGCTTGGGCTGATGTCTCTGCTGCGCTAGGTGCCGGAGGTGGGGGCGCTGGAGCCGCAGATGAACCACCGCCGCCCATTAGAGTGCCACCGAGCCTTTTTCGGACAATTTCATAAAATCCTCACGTTTGTAAAGTTTGGACATCCTGCCGTTATATTTCTCGCGCTTGAAGTAGCACCACTTGGCATCCTGCGCTTTGAATAAAATCATGTTTACCAACTGTCTGAATACGTAGCCATTACGGTATTCAGGGTGAATCCAAAAGTCGTTAATCCAGATGAACTCTCCGCGAAGCTTGTCAAAGCCAGATTGTCCGACTTGACGCCATTCGATGTAGCCTATTACCCGACCTTGATCGTCTTTTGAAACGCTGACCATTAAAGCTTCTTAAACGTTTTCGCTTCTTCTTCGGTTAAGCCGAGTTTACTTAGGAGTGCGGCTTTCTTTGCGTCCTCGGCGTTTTTCTTGGATTGTTTTTCTGCAAGCTTTGTTGGGCAAACTTTAACCTTTTTTGTTACGTCGTCGATCACCCAGCAGTCCCGGTCTTTTCTGTCTGGAAGATCAGAGCTATCAATCCAATGATATGAAGTGCCGGGAGGGACGCTGCGCTTGATTGCTTCGTCTTCGGAGTGGATTGAGTTCGGTGCAAACGTAACAATTGAGATACCGCCTTCATCGTTTTTGTAAACAAGTCTTTTCATTATCTGTCTCCCCATGCGATTACGGCGACGTACTGGCCGTCGAGTGCGGAACCACCATTGTCTTGAAGCTGAATTTTGACCGCGCCAACCGCAGGGTTGGTTCCGATTCTACGAAGACCGAAGGCGGGGATATCTGCGTTCGTGTCTGCCGTATCAACCTTCGCTGAACCAGAGACTGCGTAATCGGCTGTAGCGAAGTCGGTGTCCCAGGTGACGGTGTAGTACCCGGTTCCGTTATCCGCGATAGAGGTCACATTGTAGGATTCAAGAACGGCAATTGTTCCGGTGCCGTTTAGGGTGCACCAACCCTTAGCTACACCGGGATGGAAAACGGTGCGCCCTGGAGTGACGGCCTTGGCAACATCCGTAGCAGCTTCCATTTCGGCTTGGGAAGCCACTGTAACTCCACCAGATAGAGCTGTCCCATCTTTACGATAGTAGTTAACGACTCTTGCGTTTGCAGTCGTCTCCGCTCTTACAACTGCTACGTCTCCAGCCGCCGTTGTGATATTGGCTCCGGTGGGGAGTATGAGTGAGGTTGCGTTGTGGGTAAGCGTGAGTGCACCGTCAAAAACTACGGTTCTCTCGGCTCCGGCTTGGGGTGCGGTTCCGAAGCTTGTGATCGTTGTGGTTCCGGTGATATGGATAAAATTTCCATCCGTGACCCATATGGTTGTAGTGCCCGCAGAAGCTACGTCCGCTCCCTTAGCCTCATTAATATCCTGAGCGATGGTGCCGAGATTAATCTTGGATGCGGCGATGGCAGCGGCTGAGTTGATATCAGCGTTCAAAATGCTGTCGGTTAGTGAAAGCTTGGAATAAACAATTCCGGCACCAGAGGCAATGTTTACGTTCTGGATATTTCCGTTGTAATCCGTCGCTAGCGGGTCAACCTTACCGTTTAAAACGGAAGATGTGATTGATACCGGATCGGCACCAATCGTAGGCAGTGTAACTATGGCCATATTACGAAATTCTCCCTTGCTTTGGCTGCGCGTACAGTTCGTACTCGACGAATGTTGGTCGCTTGTTATAAATGGAATTAACGATCTTGAGTCTTGCGGAGTTTCCGGTGCCTGAAAACTTTGAGCGATAGCTGTTATTTGCGTTCGCTCCGCCACCAGTCGTGGCTGGGGTTGTGAATGGGGTTACGAGACCGCTCGCCAAAGTATCTGTGGACGCTATCGACACAAACCCGGTGCGGTTAATATCGATGGAGTAGTTATAGACTGCGTCCGAACCCGTGAGAGCGGAGAACCTAACGGGATCAAACACCTTCCGAACGAAAGGCTCCCCAAAGTCTAGATCGCGAGTAATGATGGTTTGGGTGATGGTCGTTCCGTTATCGGTATTGCCTGAGAGGACTTTGTAGCAGAGTGTGAGTGCGCGAGCATCCCCACCGATGATCGTTTTTAGGTTATCCCCGAACCCAAACGAAGTAAGACAAGATAGATTCCAAGTATCAAGCGGAATCGTTGTCCAGGCGGAGTTTGGGTCGCCATTCCTAACGGCTGAGATTGAATCCCAGATCATCCACCGATTAGGGATAGTGGATGTGCCGATAGGGACGCCTAAGAGGTAAAGACCGTTCTCGAAATAACCGACTGAATTATTTATGGCGTCTTGGTTAATATCTTCGATAATGTCGCTGATGGGGTCAGAGATGACGCCGACACGGAGCTTGTCAAATGTCGTGCGCGAGAGAAGTCTGACCCCATCATTAGCGAGATAAATATGGTCGTTGCCAATATCACAAACCGTTCTTCCAGCCGGGCACCCAATAACCGAGGAGAGAGGTTTTAGGGTCCAATCTGTAAGCGGGGTAGCTCCGTCCATATTAAGAACAAAGATTGAGTCGTTCTTATAAATGATGAGTTCAAACTCTTTAAACATCTTAAGCCAGGTAACTTTTCCACCAGAACCCGACCTGACTTTAAAGACGTTGGTAGAGCGATTAAAGGTTTGGGGTGCGAGCGCGTCCGAAAACCAGACGTAATCCCGCTCGGACTGAGTTAAAGAACCGGAGAGGAAGAGACGGTTATTTGTGGCGTACTCACCGAACGTGGTGCGCGGACAGTCAGTGTTCGTGTTCCCTTCGTCGGTAACCGTTAAAGACGAATCAATGCTGTAAACGTTATCCGTGCCGTTAAGAATAAAAAGACGGTCATTGGCTTGAACGAAGTTTGTGGTGAGTCCTGCGGTAAGCCCAGTAAGACCTGTGATGTTGTCCCAGGTAAGGAAGTTTGAGTTTAATTCCTGAATTGCCGTGTCTTTAGCGCGGATTGGTTTGTTGTAGGTAGTTCCGACGGCAAACGTAGTGAGACCCAGAATAGCCTTCATTTCTAGATCATCTGCGGCGAAGGCTCCGTCGTAGATTCTAAGATCGTCTAGTTCACCGTCAAATGTGCGCGATCCGGCTGCGTTGTTTCCTAAGTAGAGGACAACCGCAGAATCATCGCCAATCGTGCCAACGCCCGTCGTATCTGTTGAGTAAGATGCGATAGCGCCGTCAATATAAATATCAAGAGATTTATCAGCGTTATGGATAGCATCCACCCTATGCCAAGCACCAGTAGATAGAGTGGTAGAAGTAACGACGATAGCATTAGTCGTGCCATACCCAACCTCAAAAGTTAATTTAACAGTGCTGCCCGATTGTCCGTTGACAAACAAACGGTAACCAACCGCTGAACCTGACCACTTGTCAAAAATTCGCCCCTCATCATTTTCTCCGTCAGAATCGACGTATATCCACGCGGATAAGCGGCAAGCCCCCATGCTAGTAATGTCAATCGAGCTGTCTGCGGGCACGGAAATAGATGATGTTGTGCCGTTGAATGACGCGCATTTTCCAAACTTTCCATCGACATAAGTAACTCCCGTTGCGGTTCCGTCATTATCTTCTTTGTCGTCAACCGCCGTAGACGCATCAAACGTCCATTTGGAAATTAAGGTGGCCGGGTTATCGCCAACAAGCGTCAAGCCTTCCCGCTGCTCAAGTTTCCCAACCTGGCTGATATATGAGTTCTCGATTAGAGACGCTTGATTGGGCTTAACGGCAGAAGGCTCGTCTCCGGAGTTTTGACCTCCGGTGAAGTCGATTTGACGTACCTTCGCTCTCCCGCTAGTGAGAACAGGCATTAATAGCTGTTTCCGAAGTAGTAGAGATTACGTTGTCCGTAAGCCTGAGGATCACCGTTATCTGGAATGATCTGAGTGATCAGGTTTCTCGGTCTACGGCTATACCAGAGTTCGGTTACGCTTTTAACGAACTTATTCTCTTGGGATTGTGCGGCGGTTTCTTGGCCATCTTCCCAGAGCGCATCCGCTACAACACCCTCAACAATCTCGTTCGCGCATGGTATTAATGGAACGTCATTGTCGTTGGTGAGCGGCATCCAGCGTTTCTTGTACCAGACCTGAGCCGTAAGAGCCGATGCGGGGGTAACTGAAAGCCTAATCCACTTGTAGTATGGTGCGCGTTCGTTGGGTGCAAGCTTCGCAAGGACATTAGCGTTTGTGGTGAACTCTCGAACAGTGACAACACCAGACAAGTCTTGGAGCGTGCCATCAGATGTGCCAGCAGATATGGTTAACTCAGTACCAGAATCAAACGTATTCGTTGAGCTTGCAGCGGTCGTTCCGGTTAACGTGATAGACTCGGAAACAGGCATTCCGCTCACCTCGCCAGTAATGCGGATAATCTTGGGTGAGGTGTCTGAAGCGCTAGTTGAAAGCACCTGGACCCTATCAGCAGTAGAAAGAAGCGCTGAAACCGACTTAGACCCGATATCAACGTACTGATCTGGGTTGCCAGTTTGGACGTTCCCAGAGACTTCAAGCATGACCGCGTTAAACCGGATGTGGTCTCGTATGTCTAGGGCAGTTATTTCAATGCCATGGGTCGAGTCCCACATCTTGATAATCTGCTCAACGTCATAGCGTAACGCGTAGTCCCGCGTTCCGGTAGTGACGGAGAGATTGTAGCTCCGGTTTAGTTCATCCCAAGGAAAGCTTCGAAGGATGCGGTCGTAGCGAGTCCGGCACCAATCCTTAACCTTCGGGAGAAGGTCGTTGGCATTGCTAGTCGAAGTACTTGTATTCTGGACTAGTGCCTGTGACCTTACGCATATGCGCTTAAACGTATCGTTTATCAAGGAATGTCGTAAACCAAAAGCCCGACAAACGTATTCGTGTTCGTTTTGTAAGCTACGCTAAGAAGTCGAATCGGATTAGAGGTTGAATCGAGTGTTTCTAGCTGAGTCTCTATAGACGACAATACCGCAGAATAATTAGCGTTTTCGGTGCTATAGGTAGAAATCTTGTAAGCTGCCATTAGGCCACCGAAATAGCAGTCCAGTCCATAAAGCGACCGAACTGATCCTTCCATCTTCCGGTAATGCTGGTTGGGGTATCGATGTCATCTACGGTAAGCGTCTCCGCTATCCAGTTTTGACGTATATTTCCTTCCGAGAACTCCGTGCAGAATTGTCCAGCTAAGCTAAGAACCGCAACTCCATCCTGAGCATCAGCCGTCGGCCCCCAAGTACGAATGGTGCCATTCAACGTAGCGGCTCCTGGCTGGGATTGGTTGGCTTGGGGACGGAAGGTCAGTCTGCGACCGTCAGTAGTCGTGACTGAAGTTCCGTTGTTCTGCTGGTAGGTGACGGCTGAAGCACCGCCGTCCGTCAGTTCAAAGGTGAAGGTCTGGTTCGTGGTAACGGTGTGCTGAATACCGAAGGGGTCTTCAAACTTGAGTGCGCCCGCACCACAGGTCGCTGTTTTTGATGCCATCTATTCCTCCCTAAAAGAACTTTTTCTGTGCCAGAACATGAACGTCATCCCAGGAGGGGAACCGACGTTCGTAGTTCTGACGAGACAGGATTACATTAAATCCTAGGGAGTCTAGGTGGCGTGTTAGAGAGCGCCTATTCCACATGATGTGGTTATAGTCGGGCTTCCAGTGTATGAAGCACGATGAGGAGCGCGTGTTAATAAAATCAGTGTCTGGCGTCCCTATAAAAATTATACCGTCCTCCGCAAGTAACTTCTTACAAAGCTCCAGCGAACCAACTGGATCAGAGAAACATTCAAGTGTGTGATACATCCAAATAAGACTATATTTTGTGACTTCCGGGAACTTGTGCTGCTCAAAATCAGCTGCGATAACGTTGCCTTTTGTTGTTAGTGCCGAATTCTTATCGATCACCGTTGGCACCCAGCCACGCTCGGCAAAGTAATCCTCGAAATAGGTATTTTGACGACCAACAATCAGAACCCTTCGTCCATAAACCAGTTCTTCGATGATTGGGGCGTATAAGCGGATTGGGTACTCATAGGACGCTTGGCGCTTCTTATCATACTTTGAGTGCGCCTCCCAGTATTTGAGGTCATAGGTTCCAGTAGGCAACTTATCTTGGAAAACAATTCCACAGGAGCAGGCGAACCATTTTGACTTCTTTTTTGTGTTTGCATCCTGCATGAAATAAACGTGCGAAACATAGGACTGGCAGATTGGACAATTTGTAACTTTTATCTCGCCTATCTCTACAACTTCGGCTTCCTTCTTAAGATTTAACACTGGCGTAGACCACTCTGAAATGGTCGTAGACTCGCTGAATCGGAAGGCCATCAGCCATGCAGATTGAGGAACCCGTCACTGGGTTAAGGGGGCACTGAAGCTTCATGTCGTAGATCAGGAAAAGGCATGGGGCGCACGGAGAAAGCGACTGATCTGCTTCTATCGAGTAGTCGTTTTTAAAGTGCTTGGTGATGCACTCTTTTGTGTTGTGCCCAAGTAAGCATATTTTTGGCGTGTCGTAGCATCCAGCCGCGTGGATAATCCCAGTGTCTGGGGCAATCACCATATCCACTAATCCGGTTAGAGCCATACTGGTACGCATGGGGATATTGCCAGAAAGCTTTGTAATGTTGCCTTCCATGGAGTCTTCGAGGAGTTGGCAGCGCACATCTCCAACGGTGATAAGATGTAATTCTTGGAAGTCTTTGCACATCTGGTTACAGAGGTCCATCATCCATGGGTAGGCTTTGTTGGTGCCGGAACCGGAGAGTCCTATAAGGATATTGAATTGGTCTTTTTTGAGGTGTGCGCGAGCCTCTTCTAGCTCTGAGTCGTCGAAGAAGAGTTCTGGTTTAAACCCATCAGGACCAGAAGGTTTTTCAAGGCGAGCGTGTTCAAAAGCATATTCATAGAAGTTTCTGTCAAAACGTTTTATCCTTTCCTGTTTTGGGAGTTTATAGTCAGGGCCTCTTGGGTGCTGGGAAAGAGCGACTTCAATGGACTCTGAGAAGTCCATGACTTTCTCGCAATGGTTTTTCTTTTGAAGCCACTCAATATGATCGGCTAACCTATCAATTGGAATGTCTTCATCATGCTGAATAAGTTTTTCGATGTGCGGGTTATTCTTGAATACTTCCATTCCGCGTTTTGATGTGACAACGTATAACTTGTGGCCTTGGCTATGGAGGCGCCTGAGAACAGGGGTTAAAATGACGCAATCTCCAAAAGCAGCTGATCTAAAAATAAGTATCTTCATTTCTGGTAAACGAAAAACTCCAGTTTTCCCCAGGTTTTTGACTCGCCATCCAACGGCATGTGCGCCATGATCTTTGCATAATCTAGTCCAGCTAACTTCTCAAGGAATAGCTTCTGGTCATCCTCAACCTTCACCTTGTTTGAGGTTGTCGTAACGGATAAGTGATGGACAACCTTCGATGTTGGAACCAAAATCACTTTCCATTTGTTGATTTTCGCCCATAGGCAATAAGAGGAGTCCGAGCAATGGTTTCTAAATCGCTTATCGAGTAGGCCTATTTCCCTAATCATGGAACATCTAAGAAGACCGGACGCGAGAGGAATCCAGTTGCACTCAATAGGTTTTTCTGGGAGCTTCTCTTCTTCAACAAAATACTGATAGCCACGGATGAGATCGGAGCCGCAAAGCTCTGCGTTTTGACCTTCTTTGTTCGGGTGGATGCGAACGGAGGCAGCTATACCAACCTCAGGATCAGCGTTCATAGCGAGAACCAGTTCCTGAAGGAATCCCGGTTGTGGCTCGGTGTCGTTGTTTAATAGAAGGATGTAATCGAAGCGGTCACCGCACCAGAGGATTCCTTGGTTTACGGCGTTGGTGAAGCCGGAGTTTTCCTCTAGTCTTAGGACATTGACAAGCGGATTTACATACGGTTTCTCAGACCCGTCATCGACTACCAGTATTTCAATCGGCTCTCCGGTGCCGTAGTTCTGTGTCACTAGCTCAACGCACTTATTGGTGTATTCTTCCTTGCCGTACATCGGGATAATGACGGCTACATTCATTTTATTGACCACCAGTCACTATTCTCGAACGTAACCCGCATCTTGTTCTGGATAGCCCAATCACAAACAGCGCGGTAAACACCATAAGTGTCCTCCGAACCATCAAAGTCGTGACCACCGATCATCCCGCCTGGTTTCAGCTTCGGGAACCAAGCTTCAATATCCGCTCTGGCATTTTCGTACCTGTGATTTGCGTCGATATAGACAAAATCCAAAGACTCATCCTTTATATCTTCCGAGGCAAAGATGGAATCCTTATGGATAAACGTGACATTTTTAGAGGAGCTAAATTTATCCGAAGCAACGCGCTTTTTCTCTCTCTGGCTTGCGATGGTGGTATCTCTGGTGTAGATGGGGTAGTTGTCTACGAGGTAAAGCATTACTGGACTTAATCCGTTCAGGATGTCGGATGCGTTGTGGCCATAATCCACACCAATCTCTGCCCCGACAGGGGACGAGCAAATAGTCTTAAGATACTCGAAGAATGGCCTCATCGCTTCACCGTGATGTGAAAGTGTTGGGGGGTTTTTGAATTAACGTCCATGTCTCGAACAGCGGATAGAACCTCAAATCCAACTTTCCGGCACTCATTAGCGAAGGAGTCCATGTCCCACAAAATGTAGATTTTCCTGCATTGCCAGTGCCACATCTCATGGGGTGCGTTCCAATTGATGAAGTATGGGTCTAGCATTGAGATGGTGAATTCACCAGGACCTTCGTCATAGGCTTCTTTCAATCTTTCGAGCGGGTACTTACAGTTATTCCAGGTAACGTTTCTTTCTATTAAGTTCTCCCACTTGGTGTAAAAGATGTGCTTGCAGTTGCAGAAGGAATATCCCATATCAGGGAAGCGTTCCCACTTGTCGCTTTGGACATAGTTGCCCTTAATCATCATTCTTTGTTGTGCGCCGCAGAACGGGCACTCCTGAAGGAAGAACGGGTCTACCGGAGGAAGGGTTTTAGCGATGCTCAAGAGCTTCTCCTATCTTGTCCATTATTTTGTCCGCATCAAACCAGACGCACGCTGGCATCTTTTCCTTGGTCGGGCACCCCCAATATTCGTGTGGGTTTTTATGGCATGGGGAGCAGTGGACTGGTGCTTGGAGCCAATAGGCGTTTTTAGCGCCCTGGATATGATTCTCGTAAGAGGCTGCTGTTAAGAGCTGCAAGCAGGGGGCATCCCAGGAGTGGGCTATCAAGGGTAAACCCGTCTCCATAGAAACTGTCAAGTCTAGGTATTTCGTCATAAGGGCGACACTTCGGATGTTTCTTTTTCCGACCCAGGAGATTATTCTTTCTCCCTCGAATACTTGGTCTAGACAATGCTCGTCTCCAGTTAAAAATAGGATTGCGTTTGGATATTTCTCTAAAATCCTTCTTCCGATATTTTCGGCTTGAACGAATTTCTTATGGAGTGATGTGCCGGAGAGGTTTAAAAGGATTAGGTGAGAAGCGTTATACTTTGATTTGGTCTTTATGGCCTCGGCTTGCGCGAGTGCGTGGTCCTCGTTGCAGTAGTAGAGTTGTCCACGCGTACCGAGATACTTGTCTGGTAGATTACAGGCCTTGGTCATTACATCGTAATAAGTCATCTTTCCGAAGTTCTTACGTCTAAACTCGTCATTCCTGTAATAGCGCGAATCATTCTCGTTGCAGCAGACGGCAAGCTCAATCGTGTAAATCAGGTTGAACGATATATCGTATTTTTCCTCGCAGTAGTCCCAATTCTTTCTTAGGCGATTGTCTGTCAGCTTTGTTACATCGACATATTGAAGGTCATCTATAAACGGGTTTCCCTGTAGGATTTGATAGCCCTGGTAGTTTGTTTCAAATGTGATGTGGTCTACGCCGTAGTGATCTTTAATCAGTCGCGGAAGGTGAGACGCGTGGAGGACGTCTCCGAGGCCGCCGAATCGAGAGATGAAGCAAGTTTTCAAACGAGCCTCAACTCAGGTATCGGAACCAGGTAATAGCCTCCGCGCTCCTTATGGGACTTGGTCTTTGCCATTAACTCTTCGGCAAAGTTCCAAGCAAGTAATAGCATGAGATCCGGCTTCTCAAATTCAAAGTGGGAATTTCCCACAATGGGAAGTTTTGAGCCTGGGGTAAATTTATTCTGCTTTGCTGGGGTATCGTCAACAATTGAATGTATATACTTTGTGTCTACATCTGTATAGTTCAGAAGGCTGATTCCTTTTGCTGATGCCCCATATGCCATTACCTTTTTTCCGCTTACATAGAAAAGCTCCATTAGTGTGCGGAACGTCTGGATTGACTTCTTTACTCTTTCCGTGAAGGCATCGTATGTATTCACATCGTAAAGATTGTGTTCTATTTCAAGGGTGCCAATTTCTTCCACTGACGACTCTTCCGGGTAAAAGTCTTTGGAGGTGTAGATACGAAGCGATCCACCGTGAATCGGTAGTCTCTCAACTCTAAATATGGGTAGACCATGCTTATCAAATAAGCGTCTTAACGGACCGAGTAGAAAATATGAGAGATGCTCGTGGTAAATAGTGTCGAACTGGTTATTTTCGATCAGGCTTAAGAGGTGGGGGACTTCGACGACGAAGATTCCGTTTGGTTTGAGCGCGATGTTAATGCCATTCAAAAAGTCGGTTAAGTCGTCTACATGAGCAAACACATTTGTTGCGGTAATAAAGTCTATTTGGCCTTCTCCGTACTCGCCCCATGGACGAAGGCGTTTGTAGTTCAAATCCTCGGCGAGTTCACTGGACCAGAATCGAGGGATTACGGGAACGAGGTTGTCAACGCATTCGTCCTGTGTAAACTTATCCAAGTTATCAAAAAGGATATTGTTTAAATTCTTCGCGGGTTCGACACCCAAAATATAAAATCCGGCTCTTCTAAACTGCTTCAAAAGGCACCCATCATTGGAGGCGATATCTAGAACTCTCGGTCTTTGCTTCTCCACCCACGCTTCATTACTACCCAAAAACCACTCCGGTTTTGGACTTGGAGACCACATAGCCTTTAAAGTCAGGGCCATGTCATAACAGTGCTTTTTGAATGTTTCCGAAACGGATGAGTGGTATGGGTAGTTGTTGTAAAGAACCGTGGGTTCCACCACGACACTTAGCTGAGATAAAAAACAGTCCTTACAGAGAAGAACTTCGATTGGGTACTTCGGTTCTTCTTGTGTGCGCGAATCGAGAAGCGCGTTGCAGGCGGGGACTACGCCAAGATCAAGATATTTATGAAAGTTTGTGGAACCGCAAATTCGGCAGGACTTGACGACCTTATAATCCATCGGTCCCTTTTTGGGCTTACGGTGTTAGATTTGGGTGAGGGCAGCTTGTGGCCACCCTCACCCGCATCTGTCTTACTTAGTTATCGGACGCGACAAACGTCTCGCGATAGGTAACCGTGGCTCGAACCGTGAGGGCCGCAGCCGTCGAGAGAACGGAATAAAGGTGAAGCGCACCACCCGTCGGGATAGTTGCACTCGCCACTTCCGCCACCGAACCAGCTACTTCCACACCCGCCGCATGGGTACCAACGAAGATGATCGTTCCGAGGGCCGCAGTTCCATTGCTGGAAGTCGCTGCGAGAACCCACTGAGACGAACCACCCGTACCGAGCGTCGTGTTCGACATCGACCAGTCAAGAACCGTTATCGGGTTCATGGCGGTGAAGCCGTCCACAATCGCCGTTGCACGCGTACCCGCAGTCACCACACCGAACGTCAACGTCTTAACCGACCCATAAGAAGGATCGGAATAAGAGCGACCGCCTTTAGAGCTAGTAGCCATAGATTCCTCCTTCCTTAGAGTGAGTTAACAGTGATGATGCGAGTCTGGCCGTCAGCCTGGCCATTTAGGACGCCACTCTGCGACCAGACCTGCTGGAAGCCTAGGAGCGCGTACCACGCAATCGCCTGATCCCGACCAAAATCCGTCGGAATACCGACGCGGATTTCCTCGGGGATAGCGATACCTTCACGAACCGCATCCGCACCGAAGAAGCAGGCTTCGCCATAAATACCGTTCGAGCCGTCGGTGTTGGAGAGGAAGTTCGTTTCTTCGACGAAACGGCAGCCGTAGTAACGACCGACTTCCCCGATATAAAGCGGGTCCATGGTCGTGAGCTGGGCCTTCGATTCGAAGAAGTCGTAAAGACCTCGGATCGAGTTCGTGGACGCAACGCAAACGTAGAGATCATCATTGGTGCGGCGCGGAATAAACGCCTTCTTCATCTGGTCAATGATGTCGCGCACGTTCTTGTCCGACATGTTGGCTCCGGCGGTGGCGTTAGCCGTTCCAGCCGTACCAAACGTCGTGGTCGCGGTATTCGTGATCGTCGCGATATAGTCGTTCGTCATAAACTGCGTTGCGGCGGCAGAGTCCAGCACCACGCGCATATCGTTCATAAGAACGGTTCTAATCGTTTCTGGAACCTGGATATCCGCAAGTGTCTTCACCTTTTGCGTGTACGGAATCGAGTTACCGTACTCGGTCATCGTGAGAGTGCCTTGCAGGATCGTATAGTTCCGTTTAGGAATCGTGTCCGTTTCAATCAGGGTGCCGCCAGCGGTAGAGATGTTCGAGATTTTGTCAAAGAACACCTTATTACCACGATTCGTTCCAGCCGCAGGTTCAATGTCAACGAACTGACGGAATTTCTGGAGCGATTGGGCCTTATAGCGGACCTGTTGAGACAGAGTGTTGTTTGTGAAGAACCCGCCAAGCGAGTTCGTCGCAAATAGCTGTTGTCCCATTTACTTCTCCATTAGAGGCTTTTAGCCTTGGGAAACTTTGCGGGAATTCCGCATCTTGTTTCTAGCTTTGATTTCTTCTCGCACCTTGTCGGCGTCGGAGAGGAGAGCCGGGTTCGTCTGAGTCGGCGCTTCATCCACTTCTGTCGCATCTGGCTCTGCCAGTGAAACGCGTGAGCGCGTTACAGGAACGATCCGTTCTACCTTGGGAGTTTTAATTAAACCTTGTTGATGAATTTCACGATAAGCATCGGCAACCGCCCGACGAAGGCCATTTGCCCGGTCGGGATCGTTGTAATAGAGCTTATGAAGTTCCGGGTCGTTATAGAGACCCATCGCAATCTCAAAGAGTTTGCCTTTTTGATTGGCGAGGGTGAGGTCCGACTTCATATCGGGCTGACCCTTGTCATCATAAACGACATAATCTTTGGCAAGGTCTAAGAGGGCTTGGTTTTCACGCTCGGCTTTGGCTTGGGCTTCACGCTGCGCCTTTGTCTGCCTTTCCTCAACCTCTTTGATAGCGGCTTCTTTTTCTAGCTTGATAAGGTAGCGTTGTGCGGCAATCTCTTCTTTGACATTGCCCTCTTCGCGCATTTTGACGATGTACGCCTCAACCTGTTCGATGGTTGGGGGAGTATCATCTGTTTTCTTATCTGGTGCCGTTTGGGTAGGATTAGCAGACTTTAGTCTTGCGATTTCAGCCTGTGCCTCAGCTAGCTGCTCTTCGGCGCTCTTTTGCTTGGCGACCACTTTATCGATCCGTTTCTGAACCGATTTCTTGATCTTCTCAAGGGGATCGGTGACTTCCTCAGACTCCGGTTTCGGCTCAGAGGATTCATCCTTTGGCGTACTGACGGTAGGTTCTTCCTGTGGCGAGTCTGGCGTCTCGTTAAAGGTGATAACTTCCTGCTCTACTGCTGCTCGAGGATTATCAATGATCGATTCATCGGCAGAGACTTTCGGTGTCTCAGTAACCTTTGGTGCGTCTGGCATTATTGCCTCCCAAGGATTTATAGTTTCCTAGAAACTTACTGCGTCATGGCTTATAGACGCCAAGTGTCTGTTAATTTGAATATATCAGCCTATGCAATATCGGGCGCTTGCGTGGACATGGTTGCAGTTACTTTAAGATCTGGTGATGTCGTAAAAAGTAAGTCAACTTTGATTGATTCAACGCGGTTCACATTGACGATTTTCCCTGCTGAGAAATTAATCTGAAGATGCCCGTACCTCTTCTCATCAATCCAACGATTTACTTCATCAAGTAACTGCTTTGGGATGGCCACTACTTTCTCCAGAACTCTTTAGCTAATTCCTTCGCCGCTTTGTCACCGCCGATTTTGTAGGCGCGGTCCAACATCGCTCTTTGGCGGTTCTTCGTATAACCGTTCGGATTCTCTGATTCTTTTTTTAAAACCTTCCGGCAGAATTCGTATTCTTTTACCGGATCGACATAACCTTTCTTACTCACTGTTGGTTCTCCTTGAAATACTCGGACGCACCGTAGCTTCCGCTATCCATTGCTTCCTGACGCATATCACGGACACTGTATCCCGGTGCCTCTTTTTTTGGTGCTGGCTTTGGGGCCTCTTTTTTTAATCCGTTTTTAATACCCGCGATAATTTGTTTCGTGGTTAACTTAGCCATTGTCATCCTCTAGGAACGGGTTATAGATCGGAGCTTTTCTATCTAGTGCTTCTTCCTTTTTCTTTTGAGAGAGCTTTTCTCTAGCTGCGATGAAATCTTGTAGGCTGTTAAAAAAATCCATAAGAGCCTTTTGGTATCCTGCAACGAATAGAGGATTTTCGCCTTTCCAGTTCGAGGTAAGGGTTCCGTGCCAGTAGCGACCGTTCGTGAATCTACCTGAAACTCCGGCGATGGATTCTTGTAGAAGGGGGAACGCGATTTCCTGCCACGGCTTTGAATTGAAAAGCTCTTCAACGAGATTGCCGTTATAGCGGATAAGTGCTTCCGGTGAAGTTGGTTTATCTTCTGGCTGCGACTTTTGCGGCCCTGGGATCACCGAGGACGCCTTGCGAACCTGCCGCTTTTTGGGCTTTGATTCCATTTTTAAGTTGCTCCGACTGGATATGTAACTGCACATGCTTATTCATGAGGTTGGCAAAGCCCGGATTTTTCATCGCTTCGGCTCCCTGCGGTGAATTGGCCCACTCCTCAATAACCGCCAAATGAACGCCGTCGTTATCGTCGGGGGAGACAGGCACATCAAATCCGTTCAACATGCGAACGATTTCGGATTGCTGCTCTTCTACTTCGCTTAGCTGAACATCTTCGGGGGAGGTGATAAACCTGGATGAAACGTCTACATCTGGGTCTTTGTCGATGTAGTCTTGGAGCATGTTGTAAACATTGGTTGGAGTTACGACACCGACTGGCTGACCATACTGCATGATGACATTCATGCGCTCCATGGATTTTGTCATCTGTAGGTGGGGGTCGGTGGCGTCGAGAGAGCCGCTCCAGCTCACTATCACTTTAGTGCGAAAATCCTCAGGCGTGAGGACAACGCCACCGATTTTTGTTGGCTTCGTTACGGACTGCTTGCAGATTAAATACATGTGATTCGCGACTTCCGAGAGCGTGTCTAGGAAGAGCGCAATATCCATATTGACCTGGCGCGTGGCAGCCTGGTTAATCGCTTGAATCTCGGTCGCCGTGCGAGCAGAGCCTTGGTTCACCGCCGACCGATTAGAGAAGTCTGTAATCGAAAGATATTCCTCGGCATAAGCTTTGGCTTGCTGCTCAAGTCTTTCGGATGAAACGTCGGTAGTGATGCCTTTATTTAACATTTCAATTTCACCGGGTTCGCCTTGAATCACTTGACCCGGACGCATCCGTATCTCGTCTCCCGCCATACCGAGTTGCTTAGAAACACGCCACATCGGGGCGTTATTCATTTCGTCTCTAATGAGGCGGGCGTTGTACATCTTTTCAATCGTCTGGTGAAGGCCGCGAATCTTTTCGGGAACTCCTCGTGAGCTATACCAGCGGGTGTTCTTTAATTCATAATCGTGTTTAACATACGTCCACATTCCATGGTCGTAATCCAAAGGCTCTGCTTGGAGTGCTCGGACTTCATATGGCGCGTCTTTATCGTTATTTGTTCCAGCTTCCTCAATCCACGCAAAAACCCATTTCTCGAAATCATCCTCATCGTTTTCGCGGTACCAAGCTTCGCATTCGCGAACATTAAAAAGTCCGCTCTTAACGTCCAGGGTACTAACCCCCTCAGAGATCGCCCAAGAGGTGTTTGTTAAGCCGTTGTCGTTCGTGCCACCTTCGGGGTTTAGGGATTTGACGGTTTCCAAGTCATAGATATTGTTTTTAGCGAGTTTCAAAAGCTCTTGGTAGCTCATCCACATATCGTGGCAGATACGTGGCAACCGCTGGGTCTCCGTACCACTGGAGGGGACAATGATGCGGAGACCCCGTTCTGGGATTACGGTTGGTTCTGAATAAACTTCTTTTTTGGTAAACGTGATGACTTTCTTTCCAGCTTTTAATTGTTCAATCGCTTTATCAATCTGCTTAAGATCGTCTTTATCATTCAAAGACATTTCCTCACGCTCAGAAAGAATGAGCCTGAGTTCGTCTTTCTTCATGCTCTTTAAAAGCTTAATATCTTCCTGTGAGTAGTTACTCTCAAGATCGATTGATCTATTAATCGTGCGCGAGAAGAATTTTTCTATGATCTTAAATACGGCGTGCCCGTTTTCAAGGAAGTAATCGACAAAGAGCGTTACTTTCTTGGCCCACCCAAAGTCGCGCTTCTTAATCAAGTTATTCAGTGCGCGTTCGATCTTTTCGGCAGAGGACTTGGTTTCCGGCGTAATAACTTCGCCCTCATCCAGCGTCACGACGATTTGCTTTTTCATGAGAGTCGCGACCGAGACGAACATGCTTTTTAGCTTTGTGATAAACTTGTCGGTAATGGGGATTGGGACTTCGGCGGCCCCAGGATAGGGACGGTTGGTTCTCCGCTTTAGTCCCAGGCGGGCGTTATGGGCGACAACCTGCTTATCTTTCCATACCTGCCTATCTTGGTCATCTTGGCGCACCTTCGCGGCCAGCTTCGTTATGAATTCTTTTTGCTTCTGACTAATTGCTGGCTTTTTCTCGGTTTGCATTAGCGCCCTTTTCTAGGTCTTTCAAAAAATAGTAATAACAACGGATTGCGGCTCTCAGCCTTTCGCGATCCATGGCGAGTAACACCGTTTTTTCTGTGGAGCGGTCAAGATTTTCCTTGACACTCTCAGCCCAAAGAAGCTCTTTATCTACCATGGCCCCCAAAACCATCTTATCGGTCAAGTCCACTACTCACTCTAAAACATCCCCCCAGCGGCCATATTCTTCGCCCGACGGAACTTCTTCGTAATGCATAACCTTTCGGACTCTTTCTTGTTGCTCAACCTCAAATCGTGAGTGCGTGTAGCTAAGACCTTCGATATTTAAGACCCAGGAATCGGCGCGGTCGGGGGAGGAGCCAACGGCGTCTTTTACTTCTTCTTTCGGAGTAACCCACATGCGCCCGTTGTCTTTTTTGTATTTATGGGCGTTGAGTTGACGCATCAGCGTGTAGTCGTCGTCAATCGCGACGTTGCCGGATTTCATCTTTTCCGCAGCTTCGCAGTAAACCTCGTCGCGACGGTTAAAGTATTTCACCGGGTTCTTGGCTTTTTGACGGGAATCAAACGCAACGATTTTTACATTCCGCTCGTTTTTACCGAGAAGATTCGTAACAACCGCAATTACGTCGTTTCCAATCGCATCGCAAATAAAAACCTGGGCGTTGTATTTATGGATTAGCTGTACGGCTTCCGCCCCCAATTCTCCGGCGCTTGTTTTTCCAGCGATGATTTTCCTTGCGATAATATTCCCGTTATTACCGACATAAAACGGTGCTTCGTCCTCGCCCTGACCGGAGGGGTCTAGCGAAACCACAATCCGGTCACGGGACATGATCGGCTGGTTATGAACGGCCTTTTTCATGTCATTAAAATTAAAAAGGATTCCTTCTTCCGAGCCTTCGTAGTTGATATCGAGTTCTTGTGCGATTTCGACTGGATCGTTGTTTCTGCGCTTACACTCGTTGTCATACCAGGCTTGGTCTTTTTCTGGATGGAGTTTCCAATGGAGTGATTTAACGTCAATGGCACCCGAGTGCCTAAGCTTCGCAAATTGGTTATTAAATCCATTCGGGGTACTGACAACAATGCGGCAGTTGGAAGAGTCGGCACTTGCTCTCCAGGCACTTTGGTCGCACTCCCAGAACGCGAACTCGTCAAAAAAAATCGCTCGTCGTCTACCCCCTCGCGAGAAATTGTTATTCGTCGCTTCGCCAGTAATCGTAGCTTTACTTTCTGGATTAACCAGTTTCAGGTAGTTCGAGTGGTTTTTAGGGTCCCACCCTTTCGGGCGCATCCAGGCGGGTTCGTTACGGATAATAAAGCGCACCTTCTCGAGCAACGTGTCCATGTTTCCCATAACGTCGATGTACTGCTCCTTACGGGAACCAACGAGAAAATCAAACCCCTCACCCGCAAACTGCCAAAGCCAAGTAAAAACCAAAAGCACGCACCACGTAACCCCCATATCACGGCTTTTGTCGATCAATAGGTCTTTTTGGTTTAGAACCCGATGGACCAATTCTCTAATCAGCTCGTCTTCGTATGGATAGGTAATGAATGGGATAGTGGACGGGTTCTTACGTGGGTTGTAGGTCGCAACGAAGCAGTTGGTCCAAAAGAGAATATCCGAACGGCAAAGATCCAAGACTGCGCCCTGAGCCACTGGATTGTTCGCGCACTTCATCATCAGTCTTAACCGGAAGTCCGCGTTCCCGGCGAAGTCTTTAGGGTACTTCTCAGTCATCGTCTTCTTCGTCGTAGTCCATCGCTAGGTGATAGAACTCGTGGATTGGCCCCGCATCGTGAGGATTAAAATGCGCCCATCGGATTTGTCCATCCGGGCACGTGTAGAGAAGTCCCCAGCCATCGGGGAACATCTTGTCCAGTATTTCTTGGTGGTCTTCTCTCATGCGGTTAGCAGGTAATCTGATTCCAATACGGATAAATTGGGTAAAACGGGTAATAAGGATACCGATTGGATCTTCCACAACTAGGGCAGTACCCACACTGAGGGCAGTTCTGCTGATGATTGAGGCTGTTTAAATTTCCCTGCATTGAACTCAATGGTTCTGGCTTCCGATCATCAAGCATGAAGCACCTCGAATGTTAATAGAATAAATATATCTATACTAAAAAAATTGTACAAGTTGGGAGCGGATGATCTTATTAACACCCACCCCCGTCCAATCCTGGGGTACCCACCCCCTTAGACCTCCCTACACATACCTTTCTTTTCGCTTTACAGGCTTATAGACGAACGATAGAGCTTCGGCCAATAGCTTGGTAGCACTTCTGGTCATTGAGTGCTATATGGCCTGTAATACGTCAATGTCCGATAATATTGGTTATGGAGTTTATTCCGATCTAAGTATTTGTTGATAATAAAGGAGTTATAACAATTCGTTCTGTGTGACATAAGCTAATTCTGGATTATTGGCCATTGTTAGACGAACTCTACATGTCCATTAACTCTCTGACCTTGTCCCATTTCTGTTCTGCGGATAGCTGGGTAATGTCGATCTTGTTCAGAATGAGCGTATTATTGGTGATTTGCTGCGCTTGAGAGCTGGAATCTCCCTCTAATTCCTTCCTTTGGGCCTCAATGATGGCTACAAGTTCCTTTGCATCCTTCGGAGCGATTGTTTTTGGTGCCTTCTCCTCGCAGAGCTTGAGCCGTCTCCATCTCCTTGTCCTCTCAGCTTCACGATCTATCATAACCAAGTCTTTATGTTTCTTAACTATTTGGCTTACTCTGACTTCTGAGATTCCGAACTCTTGAGCGATAGTCTTTAGGGTTGCGCCTTGCTTATACCTATCTAATAGCTTCTGATTTCTTTCGGAAGGGGCTTTAAAGGTTATTACTTTAGGGTGCGCGAGATTGGGTTGTTTTGAGGCTGAATTTTCTTCGTAGCTTACTTCGTCTGGATTGTTGTCCATAGATTCATTCTAACAATCTACTCAAGTAATAGTGTGTGAGTGCGCTTTTATCACTACTAATAGGAAACTTTTAAATAGTGAAAATAAGATATTGACATACATCACTTGTACGTATATACTCTCAATGTATGAAGAAGAAATTGACACTTACTGTTGACGAGCAAGTGATTATCGACGCGAAGAAAAAAGCTCTCGATGATCGAAAGGAACTAAGCGAAGTGACCGAGAAGTTATATCAAGCGTATGTGAGGGGAGAAGTAAAGCTGTAGATTTTTTTTAAGTTAGTGGGTGTATATACGTATAAGGAGTGCGCGAGATGTTTATTCCGATGTGGCTGATTGTGGCAGTGGTGATTTGGTGGATTTTAGAAGATTAGTTGTGCGCGAAAAAGGGGAGGGAAGACGGTGAGAATTAAGTTTGATTGCGGCCATGAAGCGGAAGTAAGTGAGACGAGCGCTAAGCTTCACTCTCTGCGTAAAAGCTTCAGCTTGTGTGCCGCTTGCTCGCCGGTCGCCGGTTACGAAGGTTTTAAGACTGCGGATAGACGATATAGAGCCGCAGTAAATAGGGCTAAGCGTAAGGGGAGGGAAGAGGAATGATTATGAGTGCGCGTGAAGAATGGCGAGTGTCTGACACGAAACGCAAGCTTAATAACGGCTCTCCGCTTGGTACTTGGGTTGAGTTATGGAGAGACGGACAGCTTGTCGGCAAGCGCTTGGTTAACGCCGGGAAGCCTTCGGATATCGAATGGGCTAAGCGTGATATTCTCGAAGACCCGAAAGCGATAGACCTGTGACCGACATAGACAAGCTCGTCTATAGGTACTATCACGACCCTGTATTAAATGACTGGTCTGATTTGGTGTGCGCGTTGCGCGAACTGACCAGGAAAGGAGGAGCCTAAATGCCTATGTACACCTTTAAGGTATTGGTTGACGGTGCGCCGCTGATCGATGAGAGTTATTATTTAGATTCGGAATTAAGGGCTTTGGAGTATATTGAATCTAAGGTGAAAAGAATAAGGCGGTTCTATGAAAGGTAGTAAATTCGATACGACGATCTTATTGGCGCTACTATCAATCGCCAGAGAAAACGAGAAGTATGATGCAAACAAATCGTATAAGCTGATTAAGCGGACGCATGATCAGATTATGAAATACATTAAGGCTCACGGGTTTAAAGAATAAAGCAGTTTTATAGGGGTTAATTATGGGTGCGCGAAAAGCTAAGGTTGGTTGTTCGGTGTGCCGCAGTAAGACATTTCTACCGCCATGCAATCTTCACGCCGCCGGGCCTTTATTCTACAAGGCGGCGAAGACTTGGCTAGCGCATTACGACGAGTTTGTGAAGCTTAAGGGGATTGGGGACGAGGCTGGAATAGCTGAGTTACGCCATGCAGTTGCAATCGCTGAGGGGAAAGAACAGCTATACAATGACTGAGTCTAAGATCAAGAGAATTAAACGGTTTTATAATTAGGGGTGCGCGAATGACTCTAAAAGATGATCTTCACAACGTAACGAATAGATATATTACGAAGTCAAAAGAATCGAACGCGGTAAAGCTTCAGAACGTAAGCAACGCGCTATTAACCGAATTGTCATATACGATGGCATTCACGGCGCACGAGCTAAACATGCCGCTCAAGAAGATCATCGAAATGCACGTTAAAGCTCTTAAGAAAACTACACCGTTTAAGTGCGGTGAGTGCGCGAAGTGAAATGCCCGCATTGTAGGTCTGAAAGGTATTTGGTTGACGTAGGTTATTTGTTTTGCCCTGATTGTAAGTTTTACGAGAACTTGGCGCGTTAAATCGCGCTCACATAGGAGGAAATAAGGGGTGCGCGAAAAGCAATCGAGTAAAGAGAATTGGTACGATCAGTGCGCGAACCTGATCGCGAAGTATAGAAATAAGACCGAAAGCGATATAAACGAGCATTTTGAAGTACTTAATCAGATATGCAAAATCCTTTCTAAAAATGGATTCCTTGATGATGATTGGTGGTGTGAAAACGAAAGATATCAAGCACACGACAAATGAAACGCATGATCGTTGGAAAGTTATTACAAATTAGTGATATGGGCACTCCGGTTTACTTCTTCAAAGTTAAGATCGGGAAGACATTTTATAGAGCGGTTTTCTCCACTAAAAACAACAAGCCGCGCCTAGAAATGATTGATGCAGACGATTTGAACGGAAGAATCCCTAATGCGAATTCATAAGGAGTGCCTGACTTGCGAGTGTAAGGAGCCAATCCGTATTTGTGCGTTTTGCAAGCAAGTTATTGAAAAGAACCATAAAAGAGAGTATTTCCAGATGAGGGGCCGCAACCATTATTTCTTTCATCAGCCGTGCTGGAAGCGAATAATAAGTTTGGTCTACCACGACAGAAAGCGATTTTTTAAAACAAATAAACTACGCACAAATGAATTCCGCTAAACAACACGCAACCTATATCCTAGAGAACGGAAAAGAAGTGGTGTGCGGGACATGCTACTGCGAGAGAAGGCAGAATCATTTTAGGTTGTGCGCGGACTGTAAGAAGCCGGTGATTGGCACATGGAGATTGAATAGGCTCGGTGAATATACTTGCTGCGGAGACACAAATTGATACGTGCTTGCGCCTGGTGCAATAAAGAAATAGGGAGCAAGGAACCACTAGAGGACAACTCCATCACGCATACCATATGTGAGGAGTGCCGAAAAAGAATAGAAAAGGAACGCGATAACATTTATACTCGAGTGGTTGAAAGTGAAAACCTCGCTCTTCATAGACCGCCATGTGAAGGATTTGGGGAAGAAACGCGCTATCGATCTTCGGAAAAGCTTCTCGTCTTACGTCGAATTTTTAATATCGAAGGACGTCAAGAAGCCGAAGAAAAAATAACCCATTCCAACCATTCAAATTTTTATCCATCATTCGGTAATTACCGACTTTCTATTTTCTTAAAGATAAAGCTTGACACCTTTTTTAGGATTGTTAAGAATGCGTGGTTACGTTTAAGACCGCTTAGCTAAGTCCGCAATTGTTAGAGTGCGCGTTTTAAATCGGCCTATATCTAATTAGGCGCAAACTAACAATAAAAAAGAGGCGGTTTAGACGATCTGAACCGGATGCGATGTTATTAGTAAATGGTGATACGGTAAAAGCGTGGTTGAAATCGATCAACAAAAATCAACAGTGGCTCGCTGATATGTACGGGTGCAACAAATCGTACGTGAGTCAGATTCTAAATAATGGGTGCGCTGTCTCGGGGAATTTCGTCGGATTTCTCATGCACATCACGCACATGGATTTTTGGCAACTCTTTCAATATTTCAATGAACCGGATTGCCGAAAATTTTACGGAAAAGAAGTTTCGATGAACGGACAGATCATGCCGAGAGAGACGTATTATAAGCTCATTGAATCGCGCATTAAGCATAGAAAAATACTTGATAAATATGTTGACAAGGTCCGTGAAACGGTTTAAATTTGTTGCAATCTGTTTAATCATGCTCTGTGAGATGAGGAAAAGTAAGGCGTTTGGATGCGTTGATGGCGGCTGTTTTGGGGCCGCCTTTAAGCAGGCTTAGTGCTTAACATAAGGTATCCTATTTACCTTAAACGACTTACGTCAATTCTGACTTAATCGAAAGTTAAGTCAGCCCTCAACTCACGAGCATATCTCAAAGGGATATGCTTGTGGGAAATTCAAAGCTCCACAATAAGACATATAAGGCCGTATTAAGCCTTCTTGTAGCCCTCCTTGTGCAGTGCCCAATATCATGGGCGAAATCAGAACCCTCCCGCTGGCTAGTCACGGCTTACTGCGCTTGCAAGAAGTGCTGCGGTCCCAAAGCTAAAGGCATTACCGCTTCCGGTAAGCGCGTCAAACCGGGCTATATTGCTTTAAACTGGCTCCCCTTCGGCACCAAGGTATTAATCAACGGCAAGCCCTATGTCGTTGAAGATCGCGGCGCTGAATCCCTCTTTGGAACGTATTACCACCGCAAGCAAATCAAATCCCGCATTAAACACATCGATATTTACATGCCGTCACACTCGGATGCTTTGCGCTTTGGGAAGCAGTACCTACCAGTGGAGATACTTAAATGAGACTCAAAAACTCGGACGTTATTTTCCGCATGGTTTGTAAGCACTGTCACGCTCAGTTTTGGTTTGCGCTTGGTGATCGGTATTCCTGGGATCACGCAAAGGCCGCTTACTACTCGTTTAAGCTTGATTTCCACTCACACAAGATGGATTGCCTGAATAAAAAAATGGAGTCCATCTTAAATGTCAATTCGTAACCTTTTCATGGACCGGGAATTTAAAAACGATTCCACGTTCTTTACTTGGTTCTACGACAACGAAGAGGATTTGAAGAACGATTACCTAGACGAGTATTGGTACAAGGACATCGATCTAAAGGATAAGGCTGAATATAGAAAATTCTTTAACTGGTGTCAGGATTGGTATTTCTGTGAGTGAGTGCGCGATCTGCATGCGTTTAACGTATGAAGTTATTTGCTGGGACTGTATTCGGGAGGGCTTGCGCCAATGGGGTTAGTGGTTGAACCGATTCTTCAGTTTTTAAGTAAGGACGATTCAACGATTGATGATTGGATTGCGCGGCAGTATGGCTATCTCGCTGAATATTCCATGAAGCGCCAGTTCTCGAAAAAAGAAAACGGTCCTGTCTTAAGGTTCTCGGGGTGCGGCAAACGCGCACGACAGATTGCCTATGAGTATCACGGCTTCCAGGCTAACGGTAAAACGCAAGATTCTCGCTCTAAGATTGTTTTCCTCTACGGCGATCTTCTTGAAGCTCTGATTGTCTCCCTCGCCAAAGCCGCCGGGGTTCAGATAACCGCCTGCGGTTTAGACCAAAAAAAGATCTCGCTCGAAATTGAGGGCGTTCAGATTAACGGGCACCCAGACGGACTCATTATTACCAATCCCATTCATACGTTTGAGTGCAAATCCATGTCCTCTTTCGGATATGGAGAGTTTGAGCGCGGCAATATCTCGCATGAATACTTGGTCCAAGTGAATCTCGGGATGGAAGCTCTGGGGCTTGATAGATGCGTCTTCGTTGCGATTGAAAAAGAGTCTGGGGTTATGAGTGAGCGCATCGTTCATAAGGACGAATCCATTATTGAGTGGGTAAGGCAGAATGTATCAAAAGTAATACATTCGACACCTGACAACCTTCCCGAGCGTTGCTTCACTCCGAACGAAAAGGGCTTCTACCCGTGGCAGTGCGTCTATTGCAAGTTCTACAAAACCTGTCTCGTGGAACCCGGTCTCGCAAAGATTGAAGTCGTTAAAAACGCTAACAAATTAAAAGCCATTCAAGTGGAGGCCGCACTCTAATGGACCCCAACAAAGAAGCAGAATTAACTCTTCATTATCAGTACGAGGAAAAAATCAATGAAGAATGAAATCGACGCTTTAATCCGCGCACTCGAAATCTTATACCCACAACAAGCACGAATCGTAGAGGAGAAAAAATGAACCTAACGTATCCATTCGGAAAAGATAAACCGGGTTCTCAATTCGGGAAGCCGCTCTCGGAGGTTCCGAATAAGTCCTTGGAGTTTTTGATTAAAGCTTGCTCAGAGTCATTAAACGACCCAGAGAAAGCAAAGTTCTCGGCACGTAATAGGGAACTAATTAACGCCGCTAAGAGCATCTTGATTGCTCGTTTAAACGGCGAGCCTGGTCCGGCACCCAAACCCGCACCCATGATCAAAGGCTCAGACATTCAAGAGTACGACTCCAAAACAGACCAGTACACGCTAAAAGAAGACGTTAGAAAGCATTTCAATCCGCCAGCACCCACAAGCCAGTCAAAGCTGGGGGAGATGATTCTTGCTGAAACAAAATCGACAAAAGCGATGGTAGGCGAATCTCTCACGAAGATAAATAGGATGATCGCAATAATCGAGCGCTCGCTCGGAAACATGCACTCCCAGCCGGTATCAGACATTCCGGGCACCCAAGAAGAACCCTTTAATGACCAGTTCTAAGAAAACCTTCTTAGAAATGCTTCATGAGTGCCACTCCGAAATGGAGTCTCGCTCTGAAGCGTTTAAGAAGCTCTCCGGTAAGGACCGCTCCGACATAGGGTTCTACTGGGAGGGTTTCGGCTCATTCCCAAAGAAGACCCCGTTCTATCTCTTAAACACGAACGGATTAGATTTTGAAGACATACAGACAGTTGCTCGGATTCATAAGGAAATGTTCGGAGAGTAAAGAGTCGTAGACGTACGGCGGGTGTTTTAGATTTCCTGACCCGAACTCAGGAGAAGCGGCCTAGATAAGCCGCACCCTATAACCAATTGTCCAGCCTATACCAGCGAGAGGGCATATCGCGGACAAGCCCAGAGCGGGGAATACACCTACCCGTCGTCCGGGCCGACGATTGGAGTACGGTCAAAACGAACACGGCGTAAGTAGAACGAAATTCGGTTCGGCGCGCCAAAATCATTTTTAGGCATTAGTTTTACTGTTCTGAGTAGAAAAAGCCTGAATACAGGCGAGAAAGACTCAGGAAGTACCTATGCCCAAGAGTTTATTAGTGGTGGACTTCCACGGAGGTAAAAGTTTTATGAAAGTGGCGAATGGACCCACTCAAGCTACGAAGGATTGCTGACCGGATGGTTGAATTATCGCGTGAGATTTATGAGTTTTGCGAAGACATTGAAAAAGAGAAACCGAAAGAACGAATGATCGACTGGTGGTGCGTGAGTTATAAGGAAAAATTTGGGCGCGACTACATTGTGACGAGCTACGACAAGTCCTGCGGCATCCTAAAAACTTTAAGAACAAAGCTTGGCGAAGATGGTCTAAAAGACCTTTGTAAGAAGTATTTCGACTATGACGATGAGTGGGTGAAGAAACAAGCCCATAGCATCGAAGCGCTCCCTGCCGTAGTCAACCGAATCCGCGCACACCAAGCCGCAAGCTCACTAGAAAAGTTCTACAAAAAGGGGGTAAACCATGCTTCCTAACCCAGATAGTCCGGTAGCAAGGATCTGTCTCGCGCTCTACTACGACTTTATGGGGAAAAAAATATCTAAAAAAGAATTTGTCGTAGGTCTAGCTTACGCCCAAGTTAGAGAAGAGTGCTTACTGGAAATGCGCCCGGAGAGCGAGCCGCTCCCCACCGAAGAAATCATCTCCATCTTAAACGCCAGTCCCAGAGAAAAAGAAAAGATCGATTGGAGAGCGGAGCCTATTTTTTCGTACTTAAACAACCTTCACCGAGTCAGGAATAAGAACAAGGCAACAAAAGAAAGGCTGGAATGGGCTAAACAACGAATACCGCTCTCAGATGCAGAAACGCACAAGAAGATAGACGAACACCTAAGCATGTTCGGAGTCCGAATCGCGCACCACGAATCTTACTTAGATAAATCCATAAAGGAGGTCGCTTGAAAGACAGAAGCCCAATTATGACGGTTAGAGAGATAGCCAAGTACCTTGGAGTCCATGAAATGACGATTTATCGCCTAGCCAAAAGAAAAGAGATCCCATGCTTTAAATTAGGCGGCAGATGGCGGGCACACAAAGAGCGCTTGGACAAAGTGATTATGGGGATTAAGTAGTGTGGCGCGTCGTTGGTGTAATTTTGGGGTATTTATTTGTAGGGTTGGGCGTACTCGGAATAGTTACATGCTTCTTTGGTAATAGCTTCCATCCTGGGATGGCTCTAACCCTCGTAAACGGTGTGATTATTCTTTTTATAATCAATCGGGTGGGCTAGATGATCTACGTCTTCTCCTGGCTTCTGGTGTGCGCGGTTATTCTTATGTGGTGGAAAGGAAAGTCGCGCACATGAAAAAGAAAAAGGTAAAGAAGCTCTCCCAGACCAAGCTTTTAAGAAAATACGAACCAGAGTTAAGAGACATCATCATTAAAAGAGACGGGAATAAGTGCGTGATAGCTGGGTACAGGCATAAGTGTAGTGCGCGGCTTGTGGCTGATCATAGGCCTTCGGGAAGGAAGAACCATAGCACCTTCCTAGATCCGCGCAATCTTTCCACGGTCTGCGCCACGGCCAATATGCTCGCCCAATGGGACGATTTTATTAGTGCGGCAATCAGGGTTGAGGTGATGCAAAGAGAGGGTGCCGGAATCATCGAGGAATTAGAGAAGCTTTCGCGCACTCCTAAAAAGTGGGATGAGCTTTCAATTCGCGCACACCTGGACAACTGTAAACGTTATTTTTTGAAGAATAAATCTGGGTGCCCAGAATGACTGAATTTAGTGAATTCGAGAAGAAACTAGCCGTCAAGATTGCAAATTTCATCTTATTCGCTTTTGTAGTCTCGTCTCTTTATATCGTTTTTGGATTCGAGAAGACGGTTATAGCTGTACTTCCTGTCCTGCTTTTAAACGCAATATCTATCTTTGATTGAGTGACCGCACCTATGAATAAAGAAAAAGATTGCTCGATCTGTAACCCCAAACCAGAAGCTCCCGAGGCACCTATGACCAAATACCACGAATTAACGGAAAGGATTTGGAGATCAGATGACGATACTTACAATTTTAAGCATCGTCTTGACTCCCTCATCCGAGAATACATTGAGGGGTGCGCGGAGGAAATAAGAGAAAGTTACGGACTACAAGCTGGAAGTCAACTTGTCGGTAGAAGATACCTTCATCAAATCCTCGGTCTCTCAACAGAATCTTTAAGCGCCGCAGGCACGCCTTGTGAGAATTGTGATAGAAGAGAGCCCGGTGCTTCTATTTTCTTAACAGGAAGCAAAGATATTAAACAATCTAAGTGCATTAAATGCGGCAAAAATTATTCTGACATCTTTAAACCACAAGGAGCCAATCCAGTGAGTGAGAAAGAGTGGTGCTCGCACTACAAATTGAATGAGAGAACGAACTGGTACGAAAGAGAAGCCAATGTTGGAAGTGGCGTATTTAATTGTGTTGTCCATCATCAGGATAAGTTTTGTGCAGTTTGCGGAAAAGAAAAGCCGCGCACCCCAACCGAACAAGAGGAGCTTGCAGCTAAGTTTAGAGAGTTTCTGCCTTACGCTGGAAGTGACATGAACCTAATGAGCCTTGCTGAAATCGCCCTCACCTGGTTCCACGAACGGGAGAAGAGGAAATGAGCGAAGACGTTTGCTTTCTAATCACAGTCTTAAATGAAGATCGACTTCTGAGGTGCGCGTTAAAGGTTAAACGCGATTCTTTGAGCGGTGACGTAATTGATTACCCAATGGAACCAGAAAATCGAGAGCAGCTTTATAAGCTCTTACCGCTGCACGTTCAGTCGTGCGGCCCAATTGTCGATGTTGAGGGAATCTTTGAGGTCGCGCACACACGGGAGAAGAAGGGATGAGTGAGCACCTTAAAAAGGAAGTCATTCAAAACTACGAAGCTTACGGATGCGTCAAATGCCAGCGATGGCACTATGACGATGAAGACGTTTACTACGAGCATAT